GTTTGTTGTCCAAGCCCATTTTGATTTTGAAGAGCAGCTAAAAGCGCCTCTTGATTTTTTAGAGAATTAGCAGCTCCGGCTTGTGCATTTTGAACATCACTTACACTTGTGCCCTGCTGAATATTTGCGCCTTGGGGCCTTGATAAACCACCAGCTCCAAATGCACCATTTGCGGCATTCATTGCGTTCTCGCCAGTTAAAGCGCCACCCAAGGTGCTTCCGCCTAGTGCATTGCCAACAGCCCCGCCGCTTATTTGGTTATATCCACTATATACAGGTGAATATGCATTACCTACATTCACCGCGCTTTTTACAAGGCCTCCGCCCCCGCCCCCAGATGAACCACCCATATTCAAATTTCCTTTCTAAAAAGGATGAAATCACTAGCCGCACTTGCTAGACTCATTCCATATCCAAGCAAAACTTTTAAACTCGCAGTGCTATTTTTCATAGATGGCACCACAGAACCAATAAGCTCAGTGCATCCTCTGTCTTTCGCCTCTTTAACAATCGCATCGGCAAGCCAACTAGCCTGACCTTTTTGTCTAAAATCAGGAACGGTATAGATATCTACGATGTAAACTGTCTTCTTATTATCTAAATAACGGTAAGTCGCGAAACCTTCAGGCCCTTCGATAATTAAATCGTTACTTCTTTCTTTCAAATAATCAGCATACTGACTCATCTTATCCCACACTCTGTGCCGCGGCTTGCGGACGGAAACCAGATTTAAAGCCCATCACAACATTTAGACCAGAAATAGTAAGACCAGCACCCGGAGCTGTATTCAGGGTTGGATCAAATATCTCCTGCACCTGAATCGCAAAGGCCATGCAGCGCTGTCTTTCTAAAAATATTCTCCAAGATTCTAAATTAGTATTACCACCATATGGATTTCCTTGACCATAAGGACTTTGAGATGGCCCAGATCCATAAGGTGTAGAAAAATTATCGGGACCTATGACAAGACTTTGAGACGGAGTATCTTCATAATCATAGCTTAAATTAACTAATAACTTGTGCGGCGAAAGATAGGTACCAAGAATATAGAAAAAATATGCTCTCTGATAATTCTGAAGATCCCCAAGCCTTAAAGGGCCCGTCTCGAACATCATTTGAACGGGATTACTGCCATCTAGATATTGATTGGCTTGTTCTTGATAAGAAGCCCCGTACTGATTAATGAAGGTATGCATGCCCTCGAAGATGCAGGAGCTGATAGCTGGAACACCTGTGAAAGTGCCCCACTGCCCATAATAATAGTCATACATTAAGGTTGTTCCGTCATCCAACGTGAAACGAACCTGATTGGTTGCTGGAACATTCACCGCACTATTCACTAAACTTGAATTGAAATTTTCAACCGGAGCCCCGATATAACTGGTATTCATATCGCGACCCAAAAGCCAAATACCTTTATTGCTTTGAAACATCAGCCCTGTGGGTGTTAGCACAATAGATTTTTGATTAGTGCAACCAACAGTCGAAGTAATAAAGATCGGCTGACTATATTGGTTATTCGCACCTGTATTGTCAGGGCCATTTCCGTTAATATATAAAATCGCATTTTCTTTAAAAATGACCAGTTTATCGTCCATCGGAGCCAAGGCTGTTATCGGTCCGGTGGTTCCCTCAGTTGAGGTCGTAGGCGGAATAAATACTGTAAATAAATCAGACATCTCTACTGGCGTGGCTTCTATGACCTGCTTACTAAACCATAAAAGATTAGGATCTTCGGCATCCACCAACCATAATCTCGTATCGAATAAAGCCAAGATATTACTTGCCGGCGCATTTACATCTTCGACAACGCCGCCAGTTGTATAAAGAATATTATTGCCTAAAATTGTGGCATCGGAATTTGTATCCACAAAGGTAACGGTATCAACCGTCGTGTCATTAAGCAGCGGCGAAGTTATGCTTGTTGTTTGATAGTAGATCTGTTGCGCTATAGACCATCTATAGATAACGACCTTCACTGGATTGGCGACTTTCATCGTTAACCGCAATGTTGGAATATTCAAAGTTACACTACCCGTCGATAGAGCCCCCGTTGTCGTTACCGGTATCGGTATAGAAGGAGCTGATCTAAAGGCGTTTCCTTGATTATCTGTCCACTCATAAACAAACTGATAAAAATATGCATCCGTATTAGTTATGCCATCCGGTTGCGCGGCCATACTACCGCCAGTCGCAGACCATAGAGCAGTATTGGTCGGAGTGGTTTGATCAGTATCAGCCCATAGGAAGAAATTATGCTCTACCGGAAGATATCCATCGTACATCGATAGAAAACCACCGGTAATATGAAGATCATTTCCGATTTCAGAAGTATCTAAGCCACTCGTTCCGATATTAAAGCTGCTTAGATTGATGCCGGTTTGAGAATATACGCCATTTACTTGTGTTCCAGCTGGTACAGCCGTTCCCTTATTTACCGCGGCGATTAAATCTTTAAATAAATACGGAATTTTCGCATCAGTACCAGAAATGCTGACATTTGGCAGTCCCATAGTTAAATAACCGCCACCATTTTCATATGCCAACTTCGCAGCAACTACAGGACTTGCAGATGTGCTTTTTGTCCCATCGATTAGAAAATAAGTCGGCTGAAAATCACTCTGATAAGCCGATAAGAAGTAGATAGTCCCATTAATAATGAATGCTTTTGAAGCAAGTCCCACACTTCTTACGACCACATAGGGTGATCCGATGACTGGACCAGTTAGCGTTATATCGACAGCGCTAATGTAGTTTGTTGGGATGAGAGAATTCCAGGCGTAGGCATTTTGTACCTCGCCGAAAACTCTACATGTACCATTTTGTGCCGCTGAGGCTAAATTGAGTAAAACAACAGCAGAGCTTATAAGTTGCGGAGTCATCAAAGTATGAGCATTTTTATCTACTGCTAGAGTGTAAGCATTCATGGTGCCAGAATCATAGAAACTTACGTAGATCGCTGGGCTATTGACGTTAGTATTATCTGCCGTAACGCTCATCATAGTAGCAATTGAGCCCGCGAAAACTGTACCGGTAGATAAGAACAAAGTCTTAGTTAGATACTTCACTACAACCGATTGACCGCCAGATGTAGTATTATAAGCGATATACAAAATATCATTATTGACATAACCGTCCCACGATAGGGTAGTTGCCGGATCGTAATCAGAGGCTATATCGGTATTTGGCGTAACAAATGTAGGGGTATAAGAACTGATTGTTATGTATTGAAGATGGTGGGTCGCCGTGATAGTATTGGTGAAAACCAAGACAAAATTATTGCCTAAGGCGAACACCCTCATCCCGCCGGAAACAACCCCTGAAGTTACCGGGATAAGTGAGGGCGCAACTATGTTTTGTCCAGTCACTGAGTCTGCGATCACGTACTTATTGGTAACTGTTGTTCCATCTGTTTCCAGATAAACTGTACACACTAAGCCATTTGGCGATACCGCTGAATCACAGGCAATCTGATTGAGATTGTTTCTTATAATTGGCAGCGTTGATAAACTTAAAGGCTCGAGTGAGCCCTTTTGAATCCAGCTAGCATTCGAGGCATTATACGCGGCAATATTTTGACCTATGGCCGTTAAGTCCCCATTAAAGGTTGTAAGATAGGAATAGCTCGTATCCGGAAGCGAGGTTAATTTTCCGTACCCATTTCTTTTTTGAAGTAAGCCGCCTTTCGTAAAGATGGAGTTTTCTAATTTAACAAACTTACCCATCTGCACGCGCTTTGGATCAGTCTTGGTATCCAAGCCTTGCGCAAAACTAACATCAACTGCCTGTTTTTGAATCATTAAGCCACTCTCTGAATTTGAAAGATAGCTTCCTGAAAGTTTGATCCATTTGTAAAAGCTGGATAACAATGGGGTCTAATAACATCCCCAGGATTTAAGTATGTGGTGTAACTAACCTGACCAGCATTATTGTTCGCATGAGTAAATGTGCCAGCTAAGCGGTTTGCCGCCATAATAGACTCAATGCTGGTACTAAGTTCGGTGGAGTTGAGACTTATTCCCATGGGTCCGGCTGTATTAAATACGTTTGAGTGAGATATCGAATAAACACCCGCGGTATTAATCGTAAACGAAGACCCATTTATGTTATCGTTAGCCACGACCGTAATATCTGAGCCAACGCTTTCTTGGATTACCGAAAAGACTGCAATAGCCAAATTCGTTGAAGCTGAACCAGCGCCCGTATTTAACCAAGCGCGACCGAGTGATGCTGGACTTACAAAGCTTAAATTCCCTGAAGGATCCGATTGAAGATATGAAGAGTTGACCGGTAATGCTGTCGGTAACGTGACATTATAGTTTGATGCCTGTCCCGCATTAGCACTAATCGTTACTCCGAATCCGGAAGGGACGGCTTGTGCGATAGTAGTTGGGCCAACCGCCAAAGATGCAGGTGTGTTAGTTGCACTTTGAAAAGTAAAAGTCGTTCCGGCGAAGGAGGCGGAGGCGGTACCAGAAGGAAGGCCTGTAATAGTTCCTGTGGCTCCAGCGGGCGCTCCTGATTGTGTAAGTCTGATGACATTGCCAGATCCATCTATGTAGTAAAGGTCTACATCTTGCTCAAATAAACAACCGAGATCCCCAGCACCCGCAAGTGGTGCGGTTTGCGGAGAAAATCTCACACTTCTTGCCGTAATGAGATTGTTGGTATTCATCGGCAGATCAGCATTAATATTAATAGCTGATGGCGTAATCGGCACTCCTTGACCTGTCGTATGATTGTGACTATCTACAATCGATAAAGAAGAATTGATGTTTTGAGCCCAATCAGGACCAGGATCTACCGATACTACCGGTACTGGCATACCCATATTTGGCGATGGAACTGTATTAGCCATAACTTCTCCTAAAAGACCCAAATTGAAATGTTAGTATCGGCACTACTTTCTAGAGTAATCGTCAATGAATTAAAATCCGCTGTTCTCCAAACCACCGCATTGGCAGTGTTATCCAATAAAAACCAACCTTGAGGCGTTCTTTGTAATAAATGATTGATTGCTAGCGGTTTGTTTGCTACTAAATCGATGTCCTTTAATTGAATACCATTCAATATTGGAACAGCAAGTAAGGGGTTCAAGGTCGAAGCCCATCTTGTTTGAGCAAGCTCCCATGGCAATTTGGTGCTAAGAGATTGCATCTACCATCCCGCCTGACCGCCGCCGCCACCAGCGAAACCAGTTCCACCGTAAATAGGGTCTTGTCTTGTATTCGAGATAGTATCTGGAATACCTGCATCTCTATTCTGAGAGGTTTGTTCGATTCTAAGCTTAAGATAGGCTATTTCTTGGTCAAGTTTTGAAGTATCGGAGCCTTCTTCTTTGTCCAAGGCATATTTTGCGGCTCTGACAATGGGATATCTAAGCCATCCGGAATATCCGAGAGTTGTGAGATCATTGTCCTGCAATAAGGCGGGCAACTTTGGTGAATACCACATCCTGATCTGCTGATTTCCAGCTGGGGTTGGGATGATATTAACAAAGTTTCCCATGAGTCTGTAACGCATGTTATAGACCCCATAAATTGTAGAAGTAGAATTGGGATAAACATATCTATTCCTTTCGATGAAATCGAATTTAAGAAGTGTCACCCACGCATTGTTGCTAGTATTTACTCCGAGGTCCATACCAGCCAATTTATAAAAGGCTAGAGCCGGAGTTCCGCTCATTCCTCCGTAAACGCCGCCCAAATAATTAGTAACCCCATCAGGCACAGGATAATTCTGAGTAGTTCCGTTGGTGTTAATGAAAACGAATTGAGAAGCAAATAAATCTTCGTAGCTTGTGATGAGAAGATCGTATAACTCATACATTGCTAGCCTTAAAAAAGCATTCCATTCACTGGTAGTAACGAAATTGCTATTAACTCTGTCGGCTGTTTGCTGTGCTCTTAATCTTAGCTCCCCTAAAGACATTTCGCTCGGGGGCGCCGCGACCATTTGAACGATAGAAGAGTAAGGAGAAGTCCCGGATCCATTGATTGCCGCCACTTGATAATAATAAACGATGCCAATACCCGGCAAAGAATCCAGATATTGATTAACTATTCCGACAGTAGCAAGATTGCTAAAATTAACACCGTCAGTAGAGCGCTGGATCTGATATCCAGTGGCGCCAAGAGAGCCAGACCAAGTAAGAAGTATATTACCATCTGCCTGCTCTGCAGTGAGGTTCTGCGGCTGATAAGGTACGGCCATATAATATTCCTAGTTAAAAGGCGCCCATACCTTAGCAGTAGGGCGCCCTAATGATTACAAAGCGCTTCTTATAAACCGTCGATAGTTACACTTGATCGGTCAAAGTTAAAATTCATCCCCACTACTGTTCCATCAGCCGGCGCAGTAGCGATTAGCGCCGTGTTACCAGCCGCAGTTGGGCCAGAGAATTGAACTATAACTTGAGCCCCAGAATTAACAGCCAAGTTGGAATTGCTGATTTCCGTATTGGGATCACCAACAACACTTACAACCGGAGCTACTTGTTCTCCAGGAAGACCTACGTGAGCTGAACCACCGATAGTACCGGTTGCGATAGCTACGAATGCTTGACCGAGCGTTGGAACCAAGCCAGCCGGTAAACCAGCGGCTTGCCACTGTGCTAAAGTAGCAGTTCCTAGTGCAGTGATGACATAAACGTTGCCAGCCGTTGTAGCGGTCGTCGAAGTGCTGGTTAATGGGGTGATCTGGCCAGAAAAACCACCTAAATAATAATTGAAGTTGTTTTTAAAGATAACTTGAGCATATCCAGCAGCAGGATTCGGGTTTAAATTACCACCCGAAGATCTTCCTGGGGTTTGCGTGGTATGCATGAATACTGCTTCGACATAACCATTAGATTTTAGAGATCTAGTCCCAAAACCATTACCATTCGTGGAATCTACGATGAAATTGCACCAAACTGATTGAGGGGTAACGACGTTAGTATAGAAAGATTTACCATTTAGACCAAAACCGCGTTGAACTGACATAAAGCTGTCCCTTTATACGATGGGAGATTTCTCTCAGGGTAGCTCCCAACCACTTGCCCTGCAGTATGGCAATAGCCACTATTGCCTTCACTATGTGGTGAAATGAGTGGTTTTTGATTGATTCGGTTATTTAATAAAAAGGCCCCCAGGATTTCTCCCGGAGGCCTCCGTATTCGGTTTTTTAAGCCGAAAGCGCTACTTGCATGTTCCAACCTGGGGCCGAACAGATCAAGTTGCCGTAGTAAGCAATACGAATCTCTAGAGCATCCGCATTACCAACACGTAAACCTTCCAAACCTTCCATACCATAAGTAAGGATATGTGGAGCTTTACCCAAGGTACGAAGCTTCCAGGTATCCATGGTCAAGCACCAAGCAGTTTGCGGTTGGCATGAGCGATCTGCCAATACCGGAATCTTGCCATATGCCGAATGGAAGTGGATTGCTTCAAATGCTACTTCTACCTCATCCAATGTTGTTACTCACCTTTCGGTGGGGGTACTCACCTCTTCGGGCTTCCCCTCTGTGCCTTCATTTATTCGCACAGATCAGACTATCGCATCCCGTTTCCGGGTCTTCTCACTTAGTCGTTCACGCTGCTTTCGCTTGCGCCTTGTTGCCCGCTAGGGTGTCCAAGTCAATCAGAGAAGATTTAGAGAGCACAACAGGTTTATGCTCTAGCTGAACATATTGAACTTTTGCTCCAAGTTCATTGATCAGAGTCGAGTACGAAAGAAAGTCGAGAACGATTAGATCAAACGATGCACCTTCTCGGTTACCAAACGCCAAGGCATTGGTAATACCTTCAGAGATCGATTGAGCTGAAGCGTTGTAGCGCAAACCTCCCAAACGGGTAGGATCTGCCGAGCGGTTAACGCCCCAGAAGTTATCGTTGCTCGGAGGATCAACAGCCGGAACCCAAGCAGCTAAGCCAGAAAGGCCCAACATACCTGCGATCGTGCTCGATCCAGCGATACCGATATCTCCCAAGACTTGAAGGAAGCTACCAGAAACCCATGAGGTTTGCGGAGCACCTTGAACAACCACACCACTGATTGCACCAGTTCCGCGGTTAACCGAGGTAACTTGGATAGCATCAATCGTGCCTGGCGTGTTTTGTAATGCTGCACCACCATCCGTTGCCGAAGCTTGAAGGGTCATGCCGACTTCAAACTGAACAACCGATTGCGGGTTAGCAAGTACAAAGCTTAGGTTCGGAGCGGAATAAACAGGAGCTGCAGCGCTGATTACGCCGCGGCTTGCCGTACCGCCATAGAACAATTCGAAAGCCATGTTATTGGAGATGTTGCGAAAGCCATTATCCAAGGTGCGGCTTGCTTCATCAACAAATGCACCGGCATTGGATTTCGTTTGCTCCATTAACAAGTTGGTGATGGTCACCAATTGGTAATCTTGGATCGCATATACGAAGTAGCTAACAACATCAGAAGCCGTTTGTTGGTTCTGAGCATTAGCAAACGTATGTGCGCGACCTTGCGGGTTGCCATATTCCAAAGGAACTGGAATATATTTACCTGCAAAACCATCTGGACTTTCATTCTTCGGAACAAGTGCAAGCAAAGGATTCTTTGCATACACGATGTTCTTCATATAGTCCTTATCATCTGTGTACAATTCTTTAAGTGCCGCCAGCTGGTTAGAGCTGTTGGCATATACCGGAGCAATAGCCATAGAAATAATCCTTTATTTCTTTAATGTTCCGAGCGCCGCGGCGAGAGCCCTTTCTCTACGCCCCATTGGCACGGAAGCTGTGTCTTTATTTGTAAGTGTTCTCATTCCCTGGGGCCGTTGCATCGGCTCAGGCGCTTGCTTGGGAAATAACGCCTGTATCTTTTTCAAAGCTGTAAATTCCTGGCACTCCTTGAGACAATGATCTTCGACATCCCGCAAGATTCCTTCCATATCAGGAAACTCGCCGGTCTCTTTGTACTCACGTTTCCAGACTTCTACAGCAATCGGCACGCGATTCATTTTATTCACAAGCTCAAAATCATCCGGCTTAGTTGCGATTATGCTTTTGGCATCTCTGCTTACTTCAGCATAAAGTTGCTGTTCAGCTTGAGTGTCCCGGTCTTGAAGTCTTTTCTCCACACCTTCTTGTAAAGATGCGATTTTGGATTCCAAAGTTCGGATCTCTGGATTATTTTGTCTTGAAAGAATCTCGTCCGTAAGTTGCTCATACGTGACTCCACGCTCGAGCAAAAACCCAATGGCATCGGTTTTCAATCGGGTCATATCTACCTGATCACTTCCCTGTGATTTCGCTAGAAATGCCTTCTTTTCTTCCTCAAACGCCCTCTTTTCTTGCTGAAGGGCCCGCTTTTGTTTTGCAAGAGCGGCAAACTGGGGACTAATCGGCTGAGTAGCTTCTACAGTCGGATTAGAATTATCCTCATTATTGGGTGAAATGAGTGGTTCTGGCTCATTTATTGCAGGTGGGGGAGTTGCTAGAGGCGTCGCATTAGTAGCCATCTTTAAAGCTCGAATGCTTTGTACTTTCGATGTTTGTGCATCTGCGCTAGCGACACCGAGACTGGGAGCTGGAGAAATCTTCATACTTCGAATCCTTTCGAAAAAGACCTTTGCATAGGTCGTTATGTAAAACTAAGCCGCTTGCTGGGCATTAGTATTGGGGATTAAAGGAGATGTTGGAGGCGGCATGGGATTAGCCGTTGGAGTTGGCATAGCTGGCGGAGCGACTGGTTGAGATCCTTGAATCAGAGTTTGTACCTGATTAAAGAATGTCCTTAGCATATCGGCTTTTTCTTCTTCTAAATTAGCCGCAAGATACAAATTTATATATTGAACGGTTAAAGTCGTAGCTAGATCCAGGTCCAAGAAAGGATCTGGAGGTGTATATTCACCATTTTCAACAATCTTATCGAGTATTTGGAATATTCTTTCTTCTGAGGCATTATCGAGCTTCTCATTATTCTCGAGATCTGGCGCCTTCATTAAGCGGCGGCCTTCTTTAACGGTAAGCATTCCAGCCTGAACCATTTCGGTAACCGTTTGGATTCTACCTGCTGGAGTTCTTGGCAATGCTGATTCAGTAAAGCATTGGATAACGAATGGGTCTTTGAGAAATCCCATTTGCGGAAGATTGATCTCTTTAGTTCCGTCTTTATTCGGATAGACCGTTTGATATTTACCTGTGCGCTTGGCGATATCCATTGCGGTATCGGTAATGAGATAAGCTAAATCGACATAAATCATTTCATATTTTTTGGCGATCTTAGCAAAGCGGTCGGTATTGATATCATCGTAGGACCTGATAGCCTCGCCACTATTTAAGCCAGCTGGTTTCTGGCTAGTGGCCTGCATCATAGAGACACCGCACTGACGGAACCCATATTCAATCAGCTTATCGCGTTCTTCATAAAGCTCTGGAGCATTGCAGGGAGCTACTTCATAGCTTGGTTTAACGCCAGAATAGGTAACAATCACACCAATCTCGTTATTATTGTGGGCTTTAACAACTTTGGATGATTGTTCGGCGAAGACTCTCGGAACGCCGACCAAGGAAATGGCTCTAGTAATCGTATACATAATGCGATTAATGGAGAGCTGAGTTCCAAAGAGCTGCGTAGCAAGCCCTTGACCCCAGAATCCCAAAAATGGATCTGAATAGTTGAAGAATACAAAAGGAAACTTCATCTTAGTCCATGGCTCATCACGGATAATGCCGCCCATAGTCGCAATCACATGGCGACCTGGCATATAACCAGGTGCTTCAGGATCCGGACCGCTTGGTAGTTTCCAGCCCTCAACGACCAAGACTTGGTCTGCTGTGGTTCGACCAGTATCTACCGCATTATCTGGGTAAGATTGCGGAGTTTCATTGATGATCATTTTGGATTTAGGATTATTGGCTCTAAGCTTATCTCTATCTACAAGTTTCATCTGCAAAAGAGTTTGCGGATCGCCATTTAGACTATCATTATCATCAACGAAGAGATCTGTGATCATGACTCTATCAATACAGACCTTATCGTCCTCGCCTTCATAGACCTTAAGAGCCCCGCAACCCATGACAAGGCCATCTCGCAACATTCGAGCGCCCTTTTCATAGGCCTTAGTCTGATAGAACTCACCAATTATGAATCTATTGAGTTCTTGCGCAAGATGACGCTGCTTATAATCGGCACCGTCAGTGAGAAACTTAGGCGCGGGCTCATTTTGGGTGAGCCTTGATACAAGAGTATCGGTACATGCCTGAATAAGGTTGAAAGTTGGACGATCATCTGGAAGAGTTTTGGTCCGATCCATTTTGGATACATTGGAACCGGCATAAGAATAGACCGAGAGGCCACAGTAGAGACGGATATCCACGGCCAACTGACGCATACGGTAAGTCTGGTTAGTCTTGAGGTAAGCAAGATTGCCGCATAATTCTGCGGCGAGTTGCCTATCGTCTTCTGCTTTCCACCATTCCGCAAGCAAAGAAGCACCGTTTGTTCCATCGTCTGGTCTCGTCTTAAACTTAATCTTATCTGGACTTTTCTTGCCCTTGCTTATTTTCATCACATGGTCTCTTTAAATAAAGAGATTAACTTTCCAAGGAATATATCTTTTCTAAGCGTGGTTCCTGATCCATCCGGATGTTCAAACCACAAATGCCAGCCATCAAATGGTCTTAAAACAAACCCTTCAAATTCCATAATTGGAGATTGGTTTACCATTTCGTGGATAGACTTCACTGCTTAGCCTCGGCATCTCTGACAGCGTAATACATAAGCTGATCAGGCGTTAGCTCATCTGTTGGGATCTCATCAGAATGATCTTCATTGGCCTTAAGTGGCAGATCACCAAGTTTCACGGCGACACCATTCCAGGTAACATCCGTTACTCCTTGTTTCCTGCATATCTTCAAGAATTTTTCGAACTCTTTAAGATCATCTAGCATTATGCTGGCCTAGGTAATCGGTCTTTTTTTCTACGAGACTTCATAATCATAGAAACCATATCTCTACGGTCCATATCTTCTTGATCATCGCCAATCTCATCGCCTGAGTTCGCTCCAGTATAAGAAGACTCGAGATCATCTCTTAAAACTAGATCATCAAACTGATTGTCTTTAAGATCTGCAGATGCTCCCATGCCGACATCATTAGCAACGCGGCCGCCCTTAGAATAACGCTGAGCCATAATCTTATTGATCATAGCTTCATCTTCATCCTCAGCAGCCATATTCATGTGATCATGCTCTTCTGGCATATCTTCATAGCCCGATGCTTTCTCTTCAGCTATGAAACCACCATCAGCATAGCCTGGGGTTTTGAAGGCTTTCTTCATACCTGCAGATACTGGGTTATTGTCCGGAGGCGATTGCTCCGCTGGAGCTTCGGCCTTAGCCTCTTCAGAACCCATCAATGCATCTTTTATAGAGTGCGCAGCTTTTTCATAAGCATTGGGTTGCGGCGACGGAGAAGGCACATCTCCCCCATCTGCATACTTATGCTCATGAAGCATTTCACATCCATCGGCGCAATGCATCTCGCCTCCGTGGGCCTTATTTCTTGATTTTCTTTTCATGGCGTATGCTATTGCCAAACTTTGCTTGAGCGGATGTCCGTGATGCATTTCTGTCCTCACATTTTCTTTAAAGGCTTTCTCCGAACTTCCTTTGTGTAATGGCATATTATTCACCCATATAGAGGTTGATGATTCCTTTGATTGCATTTGGAGCATTATCTACAGCTGCTGCCGATGAGCAGACTACAGTGATCACATCCGAGGCTGCTGCTTGGATACGAACCGAGCCACCGACAATAGCTTGCGTGGGAGAAGGAAGTCCCAAGGTCAATACAGGAGAGCCGTTCTGGTTAACAACTACAAGGCAGCTTGAGCCGCCAGTCGTTACAGATGAGTTGTTTGAGCTACCTGAAGCTTGGTAAGGTACAAATACTTTAACTTCGCAGGTATAGAGACCAGCGGTTACAACATTAAAGGTTTGGGTGCCTAAGCCGCCGAATACAGTACTTTGAACTGAAGAAATGCTGTTAATTGTCATGACTAACCTTCCTTATTAATTAATGATTCGTCTTGTTCCATATCTTCTTGACGCACATACTCACACAGAGCTTCTAAAGCGGATTTAAGCATGCCGCGGTCCTTGCTTTCTAAAGCCGCCAGCATGTCTTCGGCAATAGCATCAAGCATTTCATAAGGTTCGCCATCGTCTGGCTTTCTCTTTAAAACCTCATCTTCGGCATTCGAAGAGACCATCGCTTCTTTATTTTTCAGAAAAGGCAGCATTTTGATGTCCTTTTGAGGATTATTAGGTACATATTATGGTGGAATGAGTGGTTTTTGATTAAAAACCGTTGATTATCCGAGATCGCCTAAAGACCCCTCTTCCGGCCACTCAGACTTCTTCTCTAAACGCTCTTTTTCCTTTTCCCATATATCTTCTGATTGTTGCATGTACCACTCTCTAGACCCCACCACGAGTTTCTTAGGTGCTGGGATAGATGCGTAATGCCACCCACACCGCCAGCTGTATAAAAAAGCATCACATAAGTGATTGCTTAATGCAGGATGTTCCTTCTTGGGATATTTAATCTTATCCCCATCGGTCACCCAAACTAAAGAACTCATCTCCTGCCAAAGATCTCTATTTTCGGCGTTATCGATAATCTTAATGTTGCCTTGAATGAGATCATTATTGCATAACTCAATAAAGGTAACCTTATCCTGCTTATCGGCATATTCGAAAGGAATTGAAGATCTATGTCTCATAGATTCGACACCCTGTTTATTGGCGCCGTCTATGATGACACGGTGGGGTGCGAATTCAGAGTCTTTCATGAACTCTTGAATCTTTAAGACCACGTCATCGAAGGTCATTTTCTTTTTGTGAAAAGATTTAAGAACCAGCAAATAAGGATGGTTGGTATGGTAAGCAGTGAGTACAAAAGCAGAATCGTCTTCCCAACCGGTGTCAACTCCAAGTACAAAAGTCCACCCAGCATGAGGCAGATGGGGGATAACCTTAGTAAGGTTTTTATTAAGATCAAACCTATAAACAAGCTTCTCTTCATCAACCACCCATTGATTAAGATACCACTGTTTATATTGCGGCGTCTCCATGTAGGTCGGCCGCTCTAATCTAATCTTCTCTAACGCTTCAGCCCATTTTCTTGCGACGTGCGGATTGTCGGATGCGGCCCATTGGAAGAGATCCCAGCCTTTTTCTTGACCTATTGTGATGTCATAAAACAAACCGCGCGGAAAGTCACTAGCAGTACCCATAAGACATATAGTACCCGACTCGTCGTTGTCATTGGGATCCACCATTGCAGGACCAAGTACACCATATACGAGATTGCGTAAATCAATAGTATACATAGAAGCTTCATCGATACAGACAAGGCGGAACTTCCTTCCTAGGAGCTTATTCATCTCCTTTTCATCGGCATCGGCGCCGGTTACTGAGATTACGGATCCGTTGGGGAGCGTGAGCGTGAGTTCGGTTTGGTTGAAACTAGCTTGTAGCCCGTATTTACTATCGATGATAGTAAGTATATCTTTCCAAATAATAGCTTTTGCTGAAGCTCTTGTAAGTCCGATGAAGAGACAATTGCATCCAGGATTTCTGAGCGCTTCATCAATAAGATACAATCCGGCGGTAAAGCTTTTAGCCGATCTTCTTGTACAAAATAAGGCCTTCTGTTTGCTCTTATTTTTGATGAACTCTTTTTGCTTTTCGAACGCACTTTCGAGGACATTAGGTATCCTTTGCTTGGCTAATAATCGTAGAGCAATCTCTTCTAAAAGCTCTTTCTGGTCAATCAATTTATGATCTTCCCATCTGCATTATCTTCATCCCTAATCCAGATGATCTTCACAAGCCTATTGCAAGCATTGCATAAAGCCATATCTATCTCTGGATCTAATTCCCAACCCTCTATGCCATTCTCACCACAATTCGGGCAGACATGCATTTTCTCTGGATCAGTCATTTCATCTTTTCTAGAAACTCTTCACCCATATCTATTAAGGATTCGGCGATAAACTTAGATAGCCACTTGATAAACTCTTCTTCTTGTTCGCCATTAAAGATCTTCTGCAACCATACCTTAGGTATCTCTCTATCTCGCATAAGGCCCATGAATTGAGCGGTTGCGAAAACTTGCTGCTTACCATTCATTTTGAGGACAAAGGTGGGAAGAAAGTTATCTTCAACCTGCTTTTGCACAGAATAAGATCTGACTATGGGGCTCATTTCAACCCCTCTTTAATCAGCATCTCCAAAGCCATTTTGACAATGATCTTTAGCTTCTCTGAATTAGTCGCAACACTTATAGGGGCTTCGAAGTCTATCTTATATCTCTGTCTAGTTTCTCTACAGTAAAGTTGAAGATCATAATGCCTATTTGGATCTAGTTGCTTAGGGGTTGGGTCTATTAATTCTTTGAGTGGGCTTTTCATAAATGCCTCATCTCTTCCTGCTTGAAGGATAAGAAAAATATACCACGCTTCCAGGACCCTCTCCAGCATGGCCAACTTCAGATGTTTTTTTATTGCAATTTTTGCATTTAAATAAAACTTCGCACGTTAAATCAGCGCTAACTAAAACATTAAATTGAGATTGAAGGCGCCACTTATGGCCAAATATTTTACACCATATCATATCAATCCCAACTTCTTCAAAAGCTTCTCAGCAATCCCTTGCGAGTTAAGAAACCATTTCTGATCTTCATCACTCATATGCAAATATTGCCTAGGAATCCGAATAGCGGAATACTTCTTATCGTAACCCATAACAGCAAAGAGCTTATGTTCTTCTTGCATGATCATGATTTCAGGAAGAGCTGTGGAGGCTGGACTCGAACCAACAACCTGATCATTAACAGTGACCTGCTCTACCAATTGCGCTACTCCACAATTTTCTTCGTTTTGCCCATTTGCGCGAGTAATTTGTTTACTT